AACCAGGCGCGTTTGCCGGTTCCGGCGGTATAAAAAATCGCGGATCGCAAAGCCGCGTGCTGGCGTTCAAGGATGCTGAAAGCCACTTTGGCTATATGGAAAAGTACACGCAGCAGCCGGTCGTTGGCGTGATGATGGGCCATCTGCAATCAGCATCCCGCGACCTGGGCGTGGTTAAAGCTTTCGGGCCGGACGCTGCGACAAACTTTAAGCTGATTGCCGATCGCATCTACCAGAATGCAGTGAAGACAGACGGGGCCGGGCGGCCGGTTCCCGAGATGAGGAAGGAGCGCGAGCTGGTGCAGCGCATGTTTGACTCGATGGCCGGGCTTAATGGCGTGAGCAGCACCAGCGTCTTTTCCTCTGCCGTCGGCGGTCTGCGCAATCTGATGACGTCGGCTATGCTCGGCTCCAGCGTCATCACCGCGACGTCGGATCAGGCCGTTATGCGCGCCAGCGCGCAGGCTCTGGGATTCAGCCGTAACGGCATGCGCCTGTCGGCGACTACGATCCGCAATCTATTCAGCGGCGACGCCCGGCGCGCTAACGCCGAGCTGGGTCTGCTGGTAGATGCGCACTCGGCAGTAATAGCGAAGATGGGCGGCTTCGATCTGACGCGAGGCGTCACTGGATGGTTCGCTGAGAAAACACTGAAGTGGTCAGGGCTGATTGCGATGGACCGCGCCAACAAGGCCGCTTTCGGTCTGCTGATGTATAAAAATATCGGTGAGTTGACGCGACGCCATGCCACCCTGGAGTCGCTACAGGGTTCAGATAAAACCTTGCTGGCCTCCAAAGGCTGGACGCCTGAGGACTGGGCGATCATGAATGCGGCGGAGCTGCGCCCGCTGACCACTAACGGCCATATGGGCATGACGCCAGATGCGATTTATGCAGTACCTGAGGAGCGCATCACGGCGATCCTTGCGCCTCAGATAGAGCGCGTGCGCGCCGGCGCAGATGAGGCGCTGGCCAGTCTGGGCACGATGACAGATACGCGTGCTGCCAATCTGCGCCAGGCCTTCGACGCCGAGGTCGAACAGACAGTCCAGCGAATGGTGCGCAACGCGCGCGCAGAGGCAGCGCAGAAACTCATGGGCATCACTCACGGCGAGATGACGCAGGCGATCACTACCGCCACCGGCATCGACACATTCGCGCGGGATCAGGGCGGTGAGCTTTATAAGAGCTTCATGCTTTTCAAAACGACACCGTTCGCCGGCTTCCGCCAGCTCGTAACACGCGCGCAGAACCTCGACCGCGTTCCGGCGATAAAATTCCTGGCGGCATATATTGGCGGGACAACGCTCACAGGCCTCTTTGCTAATCAGATGAATGCGCTGCTGTCAGGCAACGACCCGATCGATATGACGAAGCCGGGGGCATGGGTGGGCGGCATGCTGAAGGGCGGCGGGTTTGGCATCTATGGCGACTTCCTGTTCCAGGACCATACGCAATACGGATCCAGTATCGCGGCGACGCTGGGCGGCCCGAGCCTCGGCCTGGCGGAATCACTGATGAAGCTGCTGATCACCAACCCGCAGAAAGCGCTGCAAGGGGAAGAAACGTCGTTCGGCGCTGACGCTATCAAAACCGCCAGAATGGTGACGCCCTTTGCTAACCTGTGGTATACGAAGGCCATTACCAATCACCTGATACTGCAGCAGCTTCAGGAGATGGCGAATCCCGGTTACAACGATCGCGTTCGTGACCGGGCACAGAACCAGTTTGATGTCAGCAGCTGGTGGAATCCGGGCGATACGGCACCACGCCGCGCGCCTGACTGGGAAAAAGCAGTAGGGGAATAGTGGGTATTTTAACTAAGCTAGCCATCATGGCCGGATGGTTTTTCCTGGTAGTAGCCGCCGGTGTCGCGCTCTGGTCAGTCATTATCTGGCTTTTGAACCGGAAGATGATAGGAAGGAATGGCGCCGCCGCAATACTCCTGGTGGTCCTGTTCATAGCTCTCTGGCTATGCACCAAATATAACTGAGCCCGCAATGCGGGCTTTTTTTTACTGTCAGTTAAGGCAGATATTGCCAGTTTTTGGTAATAATTTTACTTATGTTTACCAGAGGTCAGGCTTTCTTGGCGCAATCCAGCAGGTATTCCAGGTGCGTGACCATATCACTTTTGATCTTCTTGGTTGAAGATACATAGTTAAAGAGAGCGTTCACTTCGTCGCGCGCCCCACCGACATTGTTATCTCGTCGCTCGAGTTCCTCTAAAAGCTGGATGATCTTTGAGTCATTCTTTAAGCCCTTAAGTCCCTCTTCACTGTACAATTTTTCGGTATATGCATCACTGCCTGGATAATGATACTCGCTGCTGTTTTTCATCGCGATTGCCCTCCTAAAGAAACTGTATATATATCCAGTTATTCGCGCAAGTTTTGCTTACAGATGTGAGTAAAATTATTGATGCTTCGGATAGAAACATCAATTACCAATTATCCAAATACGCATTGGTTACTGTAGACTTGTGGAATTATTCGACACCCGGAGCTAGCGAGATGACAGTATCAACAGAGGTTAACCACGAGCAATATACCGGCAACGGCACTACCACCGTTTTTCCCTATCGTTTTCGGATCCTGAAAGACAGCCACATGGCTGTAACTGTAAGCGACCTCAACGGCGTCCTAAGCACGCTCACTCTGGGTACGGATTACTCTATCACCGGCACCGGTCTGGTAACCGGGGGAGACGTAATTCTTACGAGTCCGCTCGCAGATGGCTGGCTGATTTCGCTTGATCGTGATCTGCCCGCTGTTCAGGAAACAGATTTGCGCAATCAGGGGAAATTTTTTGCAGAGAATCACGAAAATGCTTTTGACTACCTGACGATGCTGGTGCAGCGACTCGGTTCATTGTTCAGCCTGGCGCTTCGTAAGCCCTCATGGATAGCTAAATACTATGATGCACAGAACAACCGTATAGCTAACCTCGCTGACCCGGTGAACCCGCAGGATGCAACCACCAAAAGCTACAGTGATTCCCAGTTCAAGCGCACATTACGGGTACCGGAGCAGGAGGTTATCCAGCTACCTAACATTGCTGGCAGGTCAAATAAGATCATGGCGTTTGATAATAACGGCCAACCTATGGCTGTTCTGCCACAGTCCGGAAGTGCATCTGACGTACTGATTGAACTGGCTAAGCCGACCGGCGCCACTAAAATCGGGTACAACAGCACGACCGTGGCAGGTGCTTTACAACAGCAGCAGACCACACTCGATAGCCATCAGACGCAGCTTAACAATCAGCAGGAGACGCTGCGCCGTAGAGCGCTCGATTCCATCGCGGACATCACAACCAGAAGCGGTACCATCAATGTTGTCGTTTACGGAGACAGCACCGTTGATGGTGATCAAACTTCCTCGTGGACAAAGAACCCGGTGGATGCATCAGGCAATGCTATCGGCGGAACAGACCACAATCCAACCGCTCCAAACACCTGGCCTGTTCGCCTGCAGGAATTTCTTCGCGATATTACTGGCAACAACAGCATTAACATAAAAAATGCTGGCTATGGCGGTAAAGCGATTATTACTGACTGGGCCATCAATAACTATGACCGGGCTGTTACTGCTACCTATGGCACACCAAGCCATGTTCTTGTCTGCTTTGGTCTAAATGACATTGCAGATCCCGGGTATACACCAGATTTATATATCTCAAAATATAACGCACTAATTAATAAGATATTCACGTCTGGATCTATTCCTGTCATCGTTACGTCAGATGCCATCAGCTTCAATGCCGACCGTCCAGTGGCAAAGGTGCAGGGTTCGGTTGTGCAACTTCAGCGACACATTGCGGAAATAAATAATTTGCCGATTATCGATATGAATGAATGGATCCTAACCTGGCAGATGGAACGCGATGATAATGACAGGTGGGCGTTTCATCAGGCAGATGGCTTGCATTTTGGTGACCTCGGACACTTGAAAAAAGCCATGTTTGCGGCAAAGCAATTATCAAACCTGATTTATGAGGTCAGTGAGGGTACGTGCCTCCCTGCATGGTCGAGTAAGGAAACGACGGCCCCAACATCGATATATCGTCAAGTTAATAACAAGTTCTCCGCAGTATTGAACTATAACTATTCATCTTCTTTCGAGGCTTTGAGCTGGTATGTCTGGTGCGATAAGCCTGTTGATTTAATTTATGTAAGCCCTGATCGTGATATCGGGAATATTTCGAGCGCAACTGTAAGGCCAACACTTGTAGTTAAAGACTACCGTAATACTGACCGAACATATCCTGTGTACTTTGGTGTGCAGGGCATTGACACTACAGCTCGCCTTTCTGAAATGCCGTTATTTCTTGAAAGGCTGCTGCCAGGTCTTAATAAAGTTACATACATGACTCCGGCAAGTGGCAGCGGTGCCACCTCAGTAGGATATCTGGCTTTTCAGGGATACAAAGAGCGCTCATTTGGATTTGCTGGCAGGGTGCCATCTAAAGCATTCCAGACCGTTCTTTTGGATATGTACTCACAACCAGCTTTTCTTTCTAAAGTTGCCACAAGCTTTTTTGTGAGAATTAACATCCCCTCAAAATCTGGCGTCTTCATTTCCAGATCGCTAATTTTTAGCAATTCATCTGATCTTTCTCTTCAGGACAATCGCACCGGTATTATCCTGTTCAGGGATGGGACAACGCTCTACCTTGTGAGGGTTTATCACAACGCTGCTGGTATCAACTCCACCACGACCCTGGCTACTGGCACTGCCTCAGATTACACGGCAGGCGCCACCTATGAGGTAAGGGTAGGATTGAACGGCAGTAATCAGCAGGTTATCCAGGTGTGGAAGGATTCGACGATGATCCTGTCTTATGAGAACGCCGCCGCCAGCAACCCCATACCTTTGACAGGACTGTTTGGCGGGTTCTTCTTTGATGGGCCGAACATGGCAAGCCAGGATGTAGCAGCTGCAGCCACATTCACGATATAAGTAAAATGCCATGGACGGCTACTCATCACTAAATCTTTACTGACTTATTGCAAAAGCCTTACGCCGACAATACACTCTGCAAATCCAGTTTTTAAGGTTTTTCCTAATGACACATATTAAGGGTGTGAACGGTCTGCGAGCGTTTGCGGTCGTGCTTGTTATTATTCAACACTATATAGTTTCATACATTTACAGAGCAGAGTCATCGATTGGCGCAATCGGCGTTACTGTGTTCTTTGTTATCAGCGGGTTTCTTATAACAAGCATACTTGTTAAAGAGAAGCAGGACGATAGCCGAACCGTGGCCGATAAAATGATCCGCTTTTATGCTAGGCGTGCGGTAAGAATATTTCCTGTTTATTATGCCGTTATAGCCATCGGGATATACTCAGGAATATATTGGTTCTCAGAGATAAGCAACTGGTGGCATATTCTATATGCAACCAACTTCTACATGTTCATAAATGGGCATGGCGCTGGCTACACTTCACACTTCTGGTCACTTGATGTTGAAGAACAGTTCTACATGATTTGGCCTATACTGGTATTCCTGACTCCACAGAAACACCTTATAAAACTGTTTGTGCTATCCATAATGGTTGCATTCGTATCTGCAGCTACAAGGCCAATTTTCGGATACAATGGGCTCTCAGCCTACGTTTTCCCTTTCTCTCATTTTGATTCTCTTGGTGCTGGCGCTTTGTTATCAATGTTTGCCGGCAAAGACTATTTCAAAAGATACTTTGATGTTAAGCCTTATATGCTCCTTATCGGTCTTGTTATGACTATTGGAACCTGTTTAATACGAGACACGCATAGTGGCGCGCCGGGGATTGAGGCTGCGGGGTTTGTCATGAACATTTCCGCCATTCTGACAACATGCATGACAATAAAATATATTCTAGAAAATCAGTCTTCTAAGATTGTTTCTATTCTGGAAAGCAGATTGTGCTATGGTCTTGGCGCAATAAGCTACGGTTTATACCTTTTTCATGTTCTGGTTCCGGAGCTATTTACGACGACGCAGTTCTCACCTCGTGAGCCGCAAAGCTGGACAGCAATGTTTGTCTATCTTGCCACAAGCCTTTTACTGGCCACGCTATCATGGCATTTGTTTGAGAAGCCAATATTGAGCACGAAAACAAAATTTGAATGGCTACTCAGAAAGATACTCTTACAGCCATCGCAATCTAAAATAATTGTGTAACTAAAAAGGCCGACACTAGTCGGCTTTTTTATTTCTTCCTTTCCTAAACCAGTCTATTTCCGATAAGGCCCATATTACAAGAAATACGTAGTAGTAGATTTTATCATTACCTGGGTGTGGTATTAGATTAAGTACGCTTAAAACAGAAACAATAGCCACCACTATTACAACCGTTTTGGTGATAATCAAACCCCAGCTTGAGCGCATTTCCATTTTCCTAACCATTACTTATCAATAATTACCAACATTTTACCATTAAAGACGACAGCTGATCAGATAAAACCGAAAATTACCAATAAACCATATGTGGGAATTTGTGT